GGCCCCTATTGGGGCCCCCCTACGCGCAGCATATTGCTGGGCTCTGGGCGGTAGAAACCCGCATCATCTTCTCGCAAGAGAGTCTAACTGTGACTACCAAAACGCATCCACAATTTCATTCATATAATCGGACGCTTGATGTAACTCTTGATGGTCAGTTTATAAATGGCAATACTGTTAATGTTTCTGGTTCGCATGTCGATTCCTTCTCTGGAAGCGATAATCCGTACCATAAACGACAGATTCGCCATCATGTAGACGCCACCACTGTTGCTTCCGGCTACCGTGTTACGTATACGCCCACTTTTGGTCGTTCTACGTTAATATGGAAGAATTTTGTGAATCCGAATCAGATTGTCGTCTCCGATGTTACTGGTTTTATGCAAACCGGTATACCTCTCGGTGTCGACCCTCTGAGTTTTGATATTTCACAGGCTGACATACAGGCGCGGCTTAAATTTCTCAAAAAACATCGCTCTGGTCGCACCGCTTTTCAAGGCGGTGTTTTCTTCGGCGAGTTGGCTGAGACTTTAAGAATGTTAAAATCACCAGCAAAGGCTTTACGTGAAGGTATAGACCAGTACTACGGAGCTGCTAAGAAAGCTGCTCATCGTGCTGGCCATAATACCAAGAAGCGTAATGCCGCTGTTGCTGGGACTTACCTTGAATACGCCTATGGTTGGCGCCCGTTGGTTAGTGATATCAGCTCTATTGTCGACTTAATCAAAGGTGCGAACCGCTCTTATCTTGAAAACATAAGTGCTTCGTTCGTCTCTGATTCTCTCGCACAAGAACAGACTGATGTCATTTCCATGAGCAACAACACTTGGGAGTGTAGAACCTTATTTAGAGGTTCAACTTCCGTGCGTTACAAGGGAGCCGTAGGAGCATTTGTAGAAGCCCCTCCATCGTTGGCTGAATTTGTTGGAATTTCTTTCACCAACTTCTTACCCACGATTTATGAGCTAATACCGTACTCCTCTCTGGTCGATTATTTCTCCAACATTGGAGGCATAATTGACGGTATGTGTCAAGGCCAAGTTTCCCTTAGTTGGGGTTGCAGGACTGAAAGACGGACGAGTGAAGTTATCTCCACTCGTTTCCGCGACTACAGACCTGGTTCCGCTTCTTTTGGTTCTAACTTGGTCTCGGCTATTACAACCGCGTCTGATTCACATAGCAAGACTACTCGTTTCTTGCGTACGCCAGTATCTAGTGTTAGCGTAGGTCTTTCTGACATACGTTTCACTATTCCGGGTGTTGGTTCGCCATGGAAATGGCTCAACATCGGTGCGCTGGCTCGCGTTAAGAGCATTTAGTTTTGTTTACTTCCTTCTGGCACTTCTGCCTTGTTAACTTAGGTACCTTACGTTTTATAAGGCTGGGTTGGTATTGTCTGTTGTCGATTTTGCTCTTTGGTTGGTCTTTGGCGATCTATTTTGCTTTGGTTCTTCCATTGCATTTAGACTCGTCTAGCCTCCCTCATTGCTTACCGACTTGAGATTTACGCCCCTCCAGTCTTGTTTCCGTACTGCACTTAAGAGTGCTGGATTAACATCCTTAATAAGAGTGTATCATGACTATTTCAGTCACTTCTCCTGTAACTGGCTCAGCCCAGACAGGTCTCACGTCGCCTACCTATACGGTAGTCGCCGATGTCCCTCCTAATGCATATTCTAAACAATGGGCTGTTACCGCTCTTGGCGGAACCCAGACCAATGTCGATGTGCATGGGGCGAGTAAGCCATTTACCATCACGTTTGCACGTCCGGCGCAGATTCGATCTGCTCCAGTCGTGAATCCCGTGACTGGTATTATGGGTAACTCGCCGCGTAATGTCTATACGGTTATAGTTCGCAAAGGGACTTCTCCCGGCGCGAATCAAAACCCGCAGACTATGGTACTTCGTTGCGACCTCGCGGTCGTTTCTGGTGCCGATCTGCAGGAACCGGAGGACATTCGTGCGGCATTGAGTCTCCTCATTGGAGCGCTCACCCAGCAGAGTGCTGGGCTTGGAGATACACTTGTCAACGCGCTTCTCTAGCACGAAGACACGTTCCCCTGTATGGTGGTTTATCTTTGGGGCTATCTTTGGCTTTTATGGGAGTGATCCCAGTAAGCTGTTGACAGTCCTGAAGGTTTTACTATCTACAGGGTAATCTTCTTGTTGCTGTAAGGAGAGACTTTATGGAGGTTTCCTCCACTGCTCTTTTCTCATACTTGTTAGACGACCTATCGACCGGTTCTCGTTGTGCCGAGGAGCTCTTTTATAGGAACTCAACGACCTCCGATTATTGGCCGAATGCTTCTGTCCCTGACGTTCTTCGTCTTCGTCTAGTGCGGTCTTTCTACAAGAAGCTTGTAGACGAGACAGCGGCTGACGCTGACGATAAATGTCTTGAGAAGTTTCATGCCTCGAATAAGAGGTGTCGAGACTGGCAGTTGAACTTAAACACTAGCAGGGATGAAGAGTTGTTAGGTAACTTGAAAAAGGAACTTGACAATTTCTTCTACCCTGGCAGCGAGCTCCTCGTTCAATCTCTCTTTGACATTGCTGCCAAAGGTAGATGTGGACCTGGTGCAAGCTTCGGTGCTAATGGGGAGGACTTCTATACGAAGCTCTTCTCATCCGAATTGTTTGTAACGTCGCCTGATATATACAAGTTGTATATAGAGTACATATCCTGGTTCCCCAATTGGCGTGACGCCGAATTAAATCGACTTCTCACGTTTGGGTTGCCGAAATGTACCTCAAGTAGCCGCTTATCTTTCGTGCGAAAAACTCGCGACATATCCCGTTCTATCTGCACAGAGCCAGCTTTAAATATGTTTTTTCAGCTGGGGATTGGGCAGGTTATAACTGATCGGCTTCTGGAATACTTCGGTATTTCCTTAGCTGACCAGCAGAATCGGAACAGACGTCTCGCTTGCGTCGGCAGTACCAACGATTCGATAGTTACTATCGATCTCGAAAGTGCTTCCGATGGCTTCAGCCTAAATTGTGCAGCTGAGGTTTTGCCCAAGTATCTTTATGAAATACTTGTTCAATTCCGTACGCCTAACGCTTTAGTTCGAGGCCAAGGGACGACGCTTAATATGGTGTCTACTATGGGGAATGGTTTTACCTTTCCCCTTCAGACTGCCTTATTTGCGTGTGTCGTGCATGCAGCAGCGAAGGTTCGCTTACCGCGAGCTGACGCTGACTCCGCGACCTGGGGTGTCTTCGGGGATGACATCATTTGTCCGAAAGAAATTTCGGCTGATGTTTGTCGTCTCTTAGACATTCTTGGTTTTCGGGTTAACCTGCAGAAGTCCTATTTTGTAGGACCGTTCCGTGAATCTTGTGGTGCTGACTTCTATCAAGGAGTCAACGTTAGAGGTGTTTACCTCAAAACGCTTCGCACCCTTCAATCACGGTATGTGGCTATTAATCTCCTAAACGAGTGGTCCGCTAGAACAGGGATTTCCCTGCCTCGAACGGTAGGATACCTAGTTGACTCAGTGCGGTACTTGGCAATACCGCCTTGGGAAAACCCGGATTCCGGAATACGAATACCAATTAGTCTTTGTAAGGGCTTCTGGCAGGCTAAGCATCAGCGGTACTATTATCGCTGTTACCAACCTGTCCGTACTGTTCTTACCATTGACGATTTGGCAAACGTAACGTCGCACCCTGATAATCGCAAGACTATCAAGGAGCGAGCCTCTAACCTTGAGGGGTTAGTGACCTCGTTTTTGAGTGGCCATATAAGAAATATGCAGATTGATTTACCCCTTAAACAGGGTGAGTCAGTAGCATATCGC